GGCGAGCTCCGGATCGTGTGGAATGCCTTCACCGTACACGAGCCGGACGCGCTTTCAATACACAGAATCATTCAAGATGTTCGGGCGCCAGCGCTCTTACATAGGCCTGACAGGCCTGCAGGGCAATCAGTCCGCGGTCACCGGTGTCGGTAATGGCGATAATTCGTTGAGCATGCGCCGGGTCAAGTCGGGCGCGTACGGTTGCAGAATCCACGCCGCCGGCGCTGGCGGTGGCTGGCACGTGGCAGCCTGAGGCAACATCGCCGGCGTCGAGAAGGACTGACAGCCGAACATCGGCAGTAGCAAGACGATCGCGCAGGCGATCCTGATCACGTTGGGCATCGCTCAGCGCTCGATAATGGGTTTGTTCACTCGCCGACAGCCGTTGCTCCAGCGCCAGACGTTTATCCTGTTCGGCCTGTTGCGCGCTCGCGGCGGTCTGAGTGAGTTGATTCTGCATTTCGGCGTTTAACTGCGCCTGCTCGGCCAATTGCCGCCCGTAGCGCCAGTCTTGGAACTGCCACGCCGCAGCGAAAGCCGCGGCCGCCAGCAACAACAGGCCAATCACCCGCCAGGAGCCGGACATAGCACCGCCCTCGCCCGCGCCCAGATTTCCAGACGATCCTGCAAGCCATTCAACCCGCCGTTGATCCGCCGGGTAATGCTGTTGAACTGATCAACATCGGCCAGTTCGTTCAGGCCTTTCTGCGCCCAGAACCACGCTGCCGATTCGGCCGCCCATTGCGGTTGCTCAAGCAATTCAGGCAACGACAACAGACGCTCATCGCCAAACAAGCCGAGGCTGCATTGTCGATAGTTGGCGCGACCGGTGATTTGTATAAGCCCACGCCCCCTGTATTTTTGTCCGTCACCATCTGCCTCGGGCGTGTTGCCCAAACGTAGCGCTAACGTACCGGTGTCATATTTGCTCAGATACTGGTTGTCGCCCAATTCGCGCACGTAACGCAATTGACCGGACTCGTGGCCGACCTGTGCGAGAAACGCAGCAACACGTTTCGGCGTATCGATGCGATGCCTGGCCATCGCGGCGTTGAGTGGCGAAACAAAAACGCCCGCTTGGGAGCGGGCGTTGGGCATGATGTCGATAAGGTGTTTTTCAGTTAATTGCATGATGCTTGATCCTCCCTGGATTTGCCCCGATTGAATCACGGCTGTCAGTGGATGTTTGCCAGCCATTTCTTTCTGGATTTTTCAGGGGTCTATCGCAACGATCGGTCCACCTGATGTGCGTTCCGGACAGCTGCGATCAAAACTTGATGACGTACAACAGCGCGGTGTTCATCGGGCGAGCCTCATTGCCGCCAGAGGCCGCCATCGAGATCGTATGCGTATGTTGCCCGGCGGCATCCACGCCTACGTTATGCGCGTGGTTGCCGTCCGCCACGATGCCGTGGGAGTGCGCGGGAGCGTTGGTGGTGAAGTTACGGTTGATGAAGGGCGCCGAGCTGGAGCCCATGATCGACCCCGCAGTATTACCGCCGTTGATCTGCCCCTGCCCGCCCATGACCGTGTCGATGTTGAACGCGCCTCCACTCGTCACAGCGCCACCGTGCGCGTGCAATCCGGCAGCATCAGTGCGCGCCGTGTGAGCATGGTTACCAGCGGCTGCGGCCGACACATCGTGAACGTGGGAAGCATTCTGCCCAGCCTGTTTGCTACCCAGAACACGGCCCGGATCGACACCACGGCCCTCGTCCAGACCCCGGACAAATTCCCCGCGCAAATCCGGCAGGTTAAAGGTATTGGCACCGTCACCGGCACCGAACCGGGTGCCGATTGCTGCGAACAGATTGGCATACTGGGTACGCAACACAGGCTGTCCGTTGCATTTGAGCCAGCCACTGGGCGCATCTACGGTAGCGACGGCTTTCACGTCGCCGACATCGGCCCCCAATTGTCTGGCCACGCCGGTACTGGCAATCAGAATCCAGGCGCCGCTGCCCAGCGAGCTGTTCCATTGCACCCAGACATCTCCCGTCGCAACGATTTCACCGGAGCGAAGCGGAGTATGGTCAAGACCGACCAGCGGTTTGGCGACCGACCCCGCTACGGAAAACGTACTGGCGCCGGTATTGGTATTCAAAGCCTTGAAGCGCAACACCATGCCGTCTGTCAGCGTAGCGGGAGCCGGCGAATAGTTCGCGGCATACGCATTGGCCGTGCCGGTATCCAAGGCGAAATCGATGAGACCCGCCTGATTGATTTTGCGCACGGCAGTCAGCAATTGTCCGACATCGGCCTCATCGGGTTTGAGCGCACCGCCCTTGATCACGCCGAGTATTTCTTCGGTTACCGCATTGCCCCATGATGCCGGGATCAACGATCCCGGCGTGCCTGCCACCGGATTCTCATCGACAAACTTGCCATCCACCAGCCCGACGCTGGGTACGCTTTTTGGATAATCCATTTATTCAGTCCTTAGTCATAATTGATGTACACCTGGGTATGCGCCGGTGCACTGCGGTGAATGAGGCATTCCAGGGCCGAGCCCGGGTACATGCCGAAACGTTCGCCCCAATAACTGGCGCCGAAACGCCGTCCGATCGCCAAGCGGCCGCCGGTGTTGAGGATCCACATGAATTGCCCTTTCCAGGTGCCAAAATGAGCGCTGCCGAACCGCGAACGGCCCATGCGCGGGACCCGCAGTTCGGTCACCGAGGCCTCTGGATAACCCTGAGTACGGGCGACCTCAATGAAGTACGCGGCGCACTGGTTGCCCACCGCCAGCAACCGCCGACGCACAGCCAGGCGGCGATCGTCATAGAGCGGAGTGACTCCAAGACAGGGGTCGGGCAGGTTCATCACCGCCTCCCAATCCGGCACAAGCTCGCTGACGCCAGCCGGATCCATCTCGTTGAGCAAATCTGCAGCTCGGGCGTCAAGGCGAGCCAGTTCCTGAGCGACGCCTTCAAGCACTTGTTCGAGTTCCGGTACACGTTCCGGGTCCCAGGCCGGACCGCTGGGAAGCAGACTGCGCAACTGTTGCCGGTATTGTCTGGCACTTCTCAGGACAGCCATTCGCACCCCCCGAACGTCAGCAATTGATTGCTTTGGGCCGTGACGTTGGCCGAGGGGCTGATGAGGCTGTGATCGCTTTCACCGGTGGCGCTGCTGATGGCTTCGGTGATGTGACTGAGCAACAACGTATCGCCCAGCCCCGCCTCGCGGTTGTGCAAATCTCGCAACTGGGTTTCAACCGCCGCGCGCACTGCGCTGGTGTTTGGCGTCACGCGCATTGTGTACTTGACCAGCACTTGCACGGGCGCCATTACCCTCACATCGGCGGTGACTGGCCGCAGCGGCTCGATATAAGCCTCGACGTCAGCCAACTGTTCTTCGTTGGGGATCGGTTGTGGATCATCGTCGCGCATGACGAACAGACCAACCGTGCCGGGGCCGAGGAAGTTGCCACGGCACCATGCGCGGGTGATTCCGGGGCACTCCAGCGCCCATGTTTCATAGTCTTGCGCCGAGCCGCCGTGGGGGATCACCCGATAAGAGCGAATCACTCTGGCGCGCAACGATTCAAGGCTTTCGGTGCCGACGCCGCCTGTGAGACCAGGTGGCTGAACGATGAAGCTGTTACCGATGACGCCCGCAATCGGTTGCACCAGATTCAATGTCAGACCGGCGTCGGCATTACCCACGCTGCCTGCATCAAGCGCAGCGATCGTGGTGCTGTTGGCGCCGCTGACGGCGATGCGGGCACCAGTAACTTTGTAAGTACGGCCATCATTGGACTGCAGCAGCGTATCGACATCCAGCACAGCACCGGCACTGGCGCTGAAACTGACGCTGCCCGTAGCTGCTTGCGCGGCTTTACGCGGTTGGTTAAGGCGCAGCGCGGCGATGCGCTCCAGAGTCGATTCGTCCGCCTTGTCTGGCAAAATCTGCTCGGCAATCCAGTCAAGATAACCGTACAAGCCATAAGCGGCGCCGCCGAGGGTGCGGGCCAGCACTTGCGCATCGGACTGGCGCAGCGAATCGCCGGCCAGGTCGCTTTGGGTGCGTTTGATCAGCACCGGCAGCGAAGGGGTTTCAAACGGCATAGATCACCTGCCAGCTGTTATCGGGGTTGATGTCCAGACGTTCACCGTCGGCCAGGGTCAGAACCGTGCGCAGGTTCAGGCGCTGGGCGTCGAGGCGTTCGCTGATGATGTCGATGGCGCTGCAATGGCCGTCGTCGAGCAGCCATTGCAGGGCTTCGCGGGCATAGAACTCGGCGTCCATTTGCGTCTGCCGGGTCAGCTTGACCCGGCGTAACAGCCACAGCCGCGAGCCGATGCGATCGTCGGCGACGGTGGGGAAACTGTCGCCCCACCAGCCGAAGCGCTCTTCGTCATCGAGGGCATCGTCATCGGCGGCGCGGCGCCAGGTGAACAGGCTGATGAGCACCGCGCGGGTCAGTGCGGCGTGGAGGTTCTGGCTGATGAGCATCATTGGCCTCCAGCCGGCGCGCCGGTCTGACCGTTACCGGCCTGCACGCCAACGTGAACATGCTTGATCTGGCTGATGCCGCCGGCGAGTTGATCACCGGTGGAAACGATCTTGCCGGTCTGGTTGATGACCGGCGTGTCGAAGTTGACCGCGCTACTGGCGCGGATATTCAGCGTGGCGGTCTCGATGTCGATGATCCGTCCGCGCTTGAAATGAATCCGGTCGCCCTCGTCGGTGTAGAGCGCCACTTCACCAGCAGCGAGTGCTTGCAGGCGATAGCGGCGGTCGGCGATGACCAGGGCGATGGCGTGGGAGCGGTCGCCGCCAATGAAGGTGACGACCCCTTCAGCACCGGCCAGCGGATGGCTGGTGAAACCGTAGGGTTCGAAGTGTTCGAGGTCATCGTTCACCTCGCCGGCGGTGAGGCGCATTTGCAGCGATTGCAGTTTCGAAGCCGAATTGGCGAGCACGACAGTGCCGCGCGCCAGCAGGTGTGTCAGTAGGCTCATGGAAGTTCCTTGGAGGTTGAGCTGACACAGCCAATCCTGTGGGAGCGGGCTTGCTCGCGAAGGCGGTGGGTCAGGCGATACGATGTCGAGGCTGCCGCCGCTTTCGCGCGCAAGCCCGCTCCCACAGGGTCTAGTGTCAGGCTTGGGGATTTTTCACAGGGGCGGGATTGGCATCAAAGGTATGCGGCGGTGCCACTTGCAAGGTGGTCACCGAACCCTGTGCCGACAACGAATAGGTGACCTTGGAAATCAGCATGTCACCGTCGAAATCGAGCACCGGGTCCTTGACCTTCACCAACATGTTATGGCGCCACAAATCACCATTGCTCTGCCGCCAGCCCTGCACCTGATAGGTGGTGGTCTGCGCGCGGCCCATGCGGGTGGCGCTTTCCCATAGGGCACGCTGCTGCGCCAATTCAAAGGTCAGTTGCGTGCCTTCATTGATCACCGTGGTGCGCCGACGTTTGAAGCTCAGATCCGCCGCCGTCGATTCGACTTCGCTGACCGCCGCGCCGCTTTTCGCATCCGAGCCTTTTTGCTGGCCGATCACCCGGTACTCGGAGAACACCTGGCTGAAATCCATCGGCGCATCGGCCGACAGAATGTTCTTGCCCAGCTCCAGCGCATCGCTGGCGCGCCCGGCACTACCGGGTTTGGCCAACACCAACTGGCCCAGCTCGTTGTCGGTAGAAAACACCCGCAGCAGCGACAGCAGTCGGTCGATCGACTGGAATGCCGTTTCACCCGGCACGATGGTGTGTTTGGTCAGGCGTGTGGTTTCGCTGATTTCATTGACGACCCACAGCCCATATTCGCTCGCCAGATCGCGGACGATGTTCAGCAAGGGCTGTTGCTGCCATTGGCTGGGCAGATTGCGGGCGGCGCAATCGACCAGATCCTGGGTTTTGGAACTGCCTTCGATGGTCAGGCTGATCTGCCGCCCGTCATAGCGGATCGGCGCCTTGAACACGTAGCCGGTGAGCACAAGATCTTTGCCGATTTTTACCTCGCAGGGGTCGCCCGGTTTGATCCTTTGATCCACGGACTGACCGGGCCATTGCCAGGTGATGTCGAGTTTGAAGGTGCGGAACTGGCGCTCCAGATCGGCGGTGATCTCGACGCTTTTCCAGCCACCGTATTCCATGTCGTTGACCGTCAGCGTGACGTGATTGTCCATCTCATTCATGGCATCACTCCCGCGAGACTTTCACGTCGTTGGGGGAGAACCCTGGATGGGTAATTCCGTTGCGCTGAGTCACTTCGTCGACTCGCGTGGCGTCGCCGAACTGCTTGTAGGCCACGACCACTGCCGGAAAGCTTTCCTGAAACGATTTGCTGACTTGCCGCACGCCCGATGAAGCCACTGCTTTGAGATGAGCGACCAGCGCTTCCTTGACATCACTGATTGCCTGAAAATGCGCGGGCCCAGCCTTCGCCAGCATCGGGTCAATGGCGGCAGTCACCGCTGCGCGCAGGGCTTGCATGTCATCGCTGACGGGCACTTCCTGACGGCTGACCGGCGACGTCGACTGTTGCGCCACCGAGGGTGTCGACGCCAGTTTCACCGGCGTGGTTGCCACGGGCATCGACGCCACCCACTGCGCGACTTTGACCAGCATCGTGTCCTGCACCAGATCGGCCATCGCTTGCGCGGCGGCATTGGTGTCCTTGCCGGTGGTGATCTTCGGCGCATCGGCCTTGCGAATCGCTTCGAGTTGCTGCGACACGTCGGCAATCACGCCTCGGTAGCCTTCCTTGGCGAACGCTTTCAGCTCCTTGATATCGCCGAGCAAACCCTTGAATTCCGCCGCCACTTCCTTGGGCAACTCCTTCACGGCTTTGACCAGTTCGGTGATTTGCCGGTACTGCTCGATCAACGGTTTCAGCTGTTCCTTGATCACGTCATAGACGCCGGTAAGGCTGTTGCGCAGGTTGGTGATACCGATCCGCGCTGCCTTGATCAGCGTCATCGCCTGCTCGAAACGCGCCACCGCCGAACCCAGCAGACCGTCAGCTTTGACCAACAGCACTTTCTGCGTGCTGACCGTTGCCGTCGGAAACGGCAGCGGCTGATCGGGGTAGAACTTCAGGGTAAACGTCACCAGCCCGCCGTCCTGGCGGGTATGGGTCATGTCGCATTCGCCGACCTTGACCTGCAGGCGACCGAGCCACGGATGCACGAGTTCGCCACGGCCCTGCTCCAGCGCCTGGAGCAGCTTGTCGCGCTGCTCCAGGCAATCAGGGCCGATGATGAACGCGGTCAGATCGTGGGTCTTGGCCTGCTGGCCGAGATCCTCGAAAAACGGCAGGTCGCGTTGCGGGTATTCGTGCAACTGCCCTTTGCGCCCGACCGGTGTCTTCGCCTGGTCAATCCAGAAACCGACACCGCGAAAGGATGCCGGCAATAAACGGTCACGCCAGTTCATTGGGTACCTCCCATCGACAGCGAGCGATAGCCGATGCGCGAAGACACGGCCAGGCCCGGTTGATTGGTTTGCGGTTGTTCGGTGCGCAGGCCGGCCGGTGCATTTTCGAAGCGCACGGTCAGGCCGCCTTCGAGTTGCGTGCGGTTGTTGGCGGCGCTTTGCTGGATGAGGCTGCTCGAAGTTTGCGTCAGAGAAGTCGAGGACTGTGTCAGCGCCACCATCGGCGCAGGACTTGTGGAAGCGGAATCCGCACTGGAGCCAAAGAATTCTGGCGCCCACTCCCCCTTGCCTTGGGCATTGGTTCGTTCCTGCGCGTGGGTAAAGACATCGACCTTGGCCGACGCTTCGGCGGCGAGCTCACCCAGGCCCCCGTTGAAAAATGCCCGGACCGGGGCAAGCGCCTGGTAAAACTTTTCGCTCCACTTCTCGATCCAGACCGTGACCGAGCCCCAGGCCTGAATGATCAGTTCCAGAGGCGACCAGCCCAACTGCTCGCGGATCACCGCATACAGGGCGAGCACGGGGAGTTTGATGGAATCGACAAGGTCGTGGAAAAAAGCGCCCACCGGTACCGACACCGCTCGGAGCAGATCCCAGATCGATGCAAAAAGCCCTACCAGAGGCGCCCAGTTCTTCAGAATCAGCGCCTGCGGGGAATACGCAAACAACGTTGCATAAAAGTCGATGACCGGCGCAGCCAGCGCCTTGAGCACGTTCCACAGCGCCGCGAAGAACGTGCTTACCGGTCCCCAATTGCTGATCAGCATGCCCATCGGAGTGAACCCGAACATCGTGCGAAAGAAACTGGCCATCGGCATGACGACCGGCGCAATGTCTTGCCACAGTCGAGCAAAAAAAGCCGAGACGGGTTTCCAGTTGGCGACGATCAACCCGGCCGCCAGCGCAACTGCGGCGGCAAATAGACCGACAGGCGAAGCGAGCAACGTCAGCACGGCGCTGAAACCGGCAGCCGCTGTTGTCACGAACGTGAACGCCAGCGCTGCCGCCGCCAGCCCTTCCACCAGTTGCGGGTGATCGGCGACAAATTCACCGACCGAAGTCACCACCGGCACCAGCGCCGTTACCAGTCTATTGACGGCGGGTAGCAAAGCCTGCCCGATCTTCAATGAAATGTTGTCGAGGGAGAGGTTGAACTTCGCCAGATTAGCCGAAGTTTCCCCCTTCACTACCGCCGGCACCTGTGCCGGGACGGGCTTGTTCAACGGTGCAGGAATCAGCGCGTCTTTGCCCAGCGTCGGCACGCTGAGCTTTTTGCTCTTGGTCGCCAGTTCGTCTTCGGCCTTGATCGCCTTCTTCAGTCCCTCCTGAAAAGGTTTCAGCAAGCCGCCACCGGAAAGGAAACCCGATAAATCGAAGGGCTTGATCGAACTGCTTTCCAGACTTTTCCTGAACGCCGCCACCTTGCCTCGGACGCCCTTCATTTCAGTGTCCATCTTCTGCAGACCCTGCATCACGACCAGCATGTTCACCGTGGTCTGCATGTTCTGCTGGAGCGCATTTATTTGTGTCTTCGCCATCACTGCACCTGCTGCATCGCATTGATCCGTTGCGCGTGCTCCAGCGATTCGCGGAGCACATCCAGTGGCCTGGCCATCATCTGTTCGGGGTCAACCTTCCAGAACCAGGCCAGGTCATAGGCGACGGCGATCAGGTCGGTGATGGCGCCGACGCCGCACTCATGAAAAAACTTGCGACGGCCCAGCTCAGCGCATTGAGGTCGGCCAGATCCAGCTGGTTGACCGACGACGGCGGAATGCCGGCGCACACCGCGATGTATTTCGCCGCCACGTCCATGTCGAGGCTGACTTCTTCGTTCTTGTCGATCTTGTACGGCAGCGCCTTGATCGCTCGTACTTCCTGCACCGTCGGACGGCGCAGTTCGAGTTCGGTCAGGGGCTCGCCGTGGGCTTCGATTGCTACTTGAAGCTTCACGGCGCCGCTCATTGCCAAGTCCCCTTGATGCCTTCGAATTTCAATTCGAGGGTGGCGTCATCGCCCTTGGAGACAGGCTCTTCGACCAGATAGGCGCCGGCCAGCACGTAGACTTTGCCGTTGCTGAATTCGCAGGTGACGGTGATGTCTGTGCCTTCGATCAACTTCTTCAGCGGGAAGTCGGCGGTGTGCAGCGCGGTCACTTTGAACGACGGCGCGATGTCGGTTTCCTTGTAGAAACCGGGCACGACGGTTTCACGTTTGACGGCCATCAGCGGGGCTTCGCAGCCGCCGTTGATCGTCAGTTGTGCGCCGTCGACCTTGACGTAGCAGGTGCCTGCAATCAGTTGACCCATGGTGTTACTCCCTTGAATGAAAAAGCCCACACGCGGTGGGCTGAATGCTTGACGGTAAACGCGGATATCAAGCCGCGTCGTCGTACTGCAGACGGAACTGGTTGAGCAGTGCGAACACACGCAGACCGTTGATGTAATCCGGCGGGAACAGCACGTTCACGCGGCTCGGGTCTTGCACGTCGCGCTCGACGATCAGGTGCTCGGCGAACAGCTCGGCGTTCTCCACGTGGCCTTCGAGTTCGAGCTTGGCATACTGGGCAATCAGCTCACCGCGAATGGTCGCCGGTGTAACGATCGGCTGGCCGGCGCCGAAACGGGTGCCGTCGGAGGCCAGTTTGTGCCGTCCGTATTTGCTGGTGATCACGCTTTGCAGACGGCGCACGATGAATGCCGACTGGTGCATGGTTTCGCTGTCCAGATAAGAGTTGTCGGCCTGGCCGTAAGCGTTCTTCTGGTAGGTGGTGATCGAACGCTGAATGCGCACGTAACCGCCCTCGTAGTAGGCGGTGGCGATCCCGTAGTTGAGCAGCGACTGACGCTCGGTCAGGGTAAAGCGTTCGCTCGCCGGTGCAGGGTCGACACCCGGCAGGCTGCCACTTTGCGTCGGACGGCTGGCATCGGCGGAGATGAACACAGCCGTGCGCGCAGCCAGCGCGGCGGCCTGCACCCAGAACGGTTGCGGTACGCCCGGCTCCAGCGCCTGAATGGTCATGTGCTGATCGTTGCGCGCCTGGCCTGCGGCGACCAGGGTGCCGACAGTGCCGCGTTTGGCGCTGTAGACGTGACCGAACAATTGCTTGGCCCACGACCAGCGCCCGGTGCTGTCATCCATGACCGCTTGCCAGGTGTTGAGGGTGGCCAGATCGGACCACGGCAAGGCGATGAATTCGAATGGCTCATCGCCTAGCGCCGCAACGGCAGCGATCTGATCAGGCACGCCAGCGCCGCCGATCATCGCGCTGATCGCAGTGGTCAGGCCAGCCGGGGTTTCTTCACCGTTGCTCTTGCCCAAACGATTGAATTGCAGGCTGATATCGTTGCCGCTGTCGCCGGTCCATTTGGCGTTCAAGGTGACAATACCTTCGGCAGCCGCCGCGCTGACAGGCAAATCGGCGCTGGCGTTGATTTTCTGCGCCAGTGCGGTGGCAGCTTGTGCTGCGGTTGCGCCGTTGACCACGGTGGCCTGCACCCGCACACCGCCAATATAAAGGTTGAGCATGCCCGCCTGTGTCGCGGTGCCGGTCAGAGTCAGCACGCCCTTGGCAATGGCGCCTTCGGTGTTGTGCAATGGCAGGCACCAGATCTCGCCGATCGGGTCAGCCTTGCGGAAGGTCTCGTACATCGAAGCGAGCATCGAACCCTGGCCACCGATGTTCTTCGCCAGCGCCACGCTGGAAACCAGCACCAGTTTACCGACTTCAGTCGGGGCGATATTGTCGTTGACCTGAGCGACGATCAAACGGCGCATGGCCGAGGTCGCGCTATTGGCAGCCGAGTTGTCCATTTCGGCATAAAACAGCGGCACACGAATGTCCGCCGGGATGTTGCTGAATCCGATTGCCATTATTTGGCTCCCTGTGGTTTAGCCGCTTTTGCGGCCTTGAGTGTGATGTCGCCATCGGCCAGACGCCGGCGCCACCAGGCGCTGTCCGGCACGTCACGGCCTGCAGCCGGCAGCAGGTCGCCCGACTCCGGGTCAGGTACAACACGGCCGGCGGCCGGCACTACGGTGATGCGGTTGCTCATGGGGTTACGTCTCCAGAGAAAGTCATTTCCACCCGTCCATCCGGACCCGGGTGTTGCAGGTTGGGGTCGGCCGGATCGATCGCATCGACCCGCACCGTCATCCCGGTAAAGGACGACAAAGCATCCAGTTCGCGCTCGTGCCAACTCTCCGCAGGCTGCCCTGGCAGATTGCGACCGAGCTGGAACTCGGCGTAAAACCGCAGCCGATAGAACACGCGGCTGCTGCTGATCGACACCAGCTCACCGCCGTCATAAACGATGGCGCTGTAGTTGGAATCGGGCTTGAACCCCACCAGCGCACGCCACAGTTCAGCGCGCAGGTCGTGCAACTGATCCAGCGCTTTTGTCGCGTCGGCTGCGTCAAGCACGAGGACGATTTCGAAACGGTCGCGGATCGGTTGGGTGGCGAGGTTTTGGGCGCTGCCAGAACTGGCCAGATCGGCCAGCGGAAGGACGTGGGCTGAGGGTGTCGGTAGATCGGGGTTGCCTTGCAGCAACGCCAGATCGACACCCACCGAAACATGATTGGCAAGCCCAGGGCATTGCCCACGCAACTGCGTGAGGATCGGGGTGATCTTCATGGGGGGTGTTCCAGAGTTGGAGGGAATTGACGAAAACACCGCTTCCACTTTGGGTTTTGTGCGGGGTTCAGGCGTTTGGGGCGCGGCGCGGCGCGTCGAGTTGGTCAGGCAGCGATCGCTGTTTTCAAAAAAATAAATGCCGCTTGGCAGTGGGCAACTCAATATCAAACAAAACAGCCCCGAAGTGACTCGGGGCTGACATCAGAAATACTTAAAACGACCAGATTGGACGCTCGATAAACGGCGTCCATGGTCCGTTATCCCACTGGTAAACCCGCTTCGGCAAAATGGTGGGGGTAAAACCGAATCGGGCCCACACCGGTTTCTCGCTGACAATCGAAAAACTGCCGTTAGCCTGTACCTTGGCCATGGCGCCCGGTTTGCCAGCAGTGCCGGTAAACCACAGTGGCGTATTGTTCGCGTCATAAATAACGAAGTTGCCGTCCTCCTGCATAACTGCACGGGTGGCACCTTTGTTCTGAGTCCAGCTCGCCCACAGGACACCAAGCGGGCCATTCGAAACCACCAGGTTGCCGTCGGACTGGAAGACTAGAGTCGTTCCCCCCACGACATACCGTCGGTCAACTTCGAGCGTGGTACCGGCGGGAATATAGACAGATTCCACCACCGGACTGATCGGGATGGCAGAGTTACTCGCCCACACCGGAACGGAGTCAACTACGACGAGGTTGCCGTCATTCTGCAACTGCAGATAGGTGCGAACATAAGCGCCCCAAATGTCATTGTTCAGTGGCGTACTGTTGGCCGTGCCCCACATCCGTCCGTGAGTCGGATCGTTGAGAAACGCGTAATACATCAGATAGAAATAAATCTTTGATTTATCAATCTGCTTACCCCCGGAGGTATACGGTTGACCGGCCGTAGCTACCCAGACAGGAGTGGCACCATCGTAAATCACCAGGTTGCCATCGGCCTGAACATCCAGCTTGAAGCGCTTGTCCGGCGATTGAAGATATTGTCCGGCGGACATCTCATGCAGCGGTAGCAAAACCGAACTGCCATTTTCGGTAAACGGATAACGAGGTAGCGATGCCATAGAACTTCACCTATTGCTTGATAAGTTATTGTTTGCAGTCTGAAGCTGTCAGTTCGCTCACAGGCGGGGTGCCAGGACGTTCAGCCTTGGCATAGTTCAATGTCCTGCATCGAGGACATTTGATTTGTACTTGGAATACTGCGTTTACTCGGGCGAGCAAACGGTTGCACTGGCCGCAGCGAAATTCGCTCAACATGCAATGACCTCCCTTTCAGATGTGTCGTAATTGCGTATTACTCCTTGTTGGTATTGCGTGACGGCACTTCGCAGACGCCAATGCGCTTGGCCGCCCAGCGTTCGTAAAGGCCAATGGCGACATCAGCGCCGGCCATCGCCGTCAGACAGCCAAAGGCTCCAGCCGCCCAGATCGACATGCCGGCCGCATACAGCAGCATGATCGCCGACACTCCGCAGATCATGCAGGCGCCTGAGCGCAGCGCCAGGCGCCGTACCAGTGACCAGCCACGGGCGCCTTCCTTGTCGGCGCGCCACATTTCGCCAGACACCCCGCCGACGACGGCCAGGAGGATGACCAGCCAGATCGGCATGTCCGCCAACGCTTGTTGCTCGTTTGTCATGTCACGCCTCCGTGGGTGATTGATGAGTGATGGGGTGGATTCAAACGGTTTCGCTTGAGGCAGGCATTCCAAAAAGCCCGGCGCTCGCACGTCGGGCCTTTGAGTAATGCGCTCCTTCGCCTTCCTTCAAATCCTGTGTTCGAGAAGGAAGCTGACTTTTCGGCGCTGCTGGCGCGGTACGAGTCCATTCAGATTGTTTTTCCGACCGCGGTCCCTGCCCGCCGGATAACTGGTTCTGGTGCTTTACGCTGCACACCCGGGTCAGTTGCCAACCCTCTGAACCGTTGAGGCCGGTTCATCGCTGCCTGTTCTTGTGGAACCAAAGAGCTTGTCTTGCCAGCCGCTTTGTCGAGCGGCTTGGTGGCAAGAATATGCATGGATGCATATACAGTCAATGCATAAGTGCATTTATTTATGCATTAAATTTGCGTACGTGCATGGGAGCCAAGCGGGGCAAGGGTTGGGGAGGTTTCTATAGACGAAAAAAAACCTGCCGAGCGGCAGGTTTCTGTTGGATCGAAAGGGGTCAGCGTGCGTACATTCCCCACCAGAAGACATGACCGAGAATGACGATCTGCTCTTCCTGAATTTCCTGGAAGCTGTAGTCCTCATCCGGATGCTCGTCGCGATTGAAGCTGCGCAGACGAATGCCGGTGGGCAGGCGATAGAGTTGCTTCACGCGCAACTGGCCGTTGTGATTGATCGCATAAAGGTCGCCATCAATGATGTCGCCAATCCCGCATTTGCCGGCGTTTACGCCGACAGTGGCGCCATCACGCAGAACCGGCAACATGCTGTTGCCACGGACTGTCACGCATTTGGCCTGGTCGAATTGCACACCGTTGTGACGCAGGCTGCGCTTGCCGAAACGCAGGCTAGAGCGCTCGCTCTCCTCGATGACGAATCTTCCTGATCCAGCAGCCAATTCAACCTCACGTAGAAAGGGCACCGACACCTCGTCATCATCGACTGGCGTGTCGTCATCCCACAGGCTTATGTCCTTGAGTTCGGCATGCACATCTGCGCGCGTGCCGACGGCCGCTGGCGCGACATCCGCACGCCCGCGCAACTGATCGGTGCTGACGTTGAAATACTCGGCGATCTTCGAGATGTGCTTATCCGAAGGATCGACAATTTTCCCGCTGAGAATCCGCGAGAGCGTGGATTGAGGCACGCCGGTGCGACGGTGGAGCTCCGTGGGGGAGATCCCGTGCTGATCGAGCAGTGCTCTTAAGACGGAGGATACGTTGCGTTTTTGCATAACGCGCATAGTGCTTGAAGTTTTTTGCAAAGACAAATGCTGATTTGCATATTTCATATAAACTGCATTCTCATACCGACTGCAGCTCGCTTCAGGCATCGAAGCATCGGATACGATAAAACCACCACAAACCCTGGTCAGCGCTATCAGGGAATGTACGGTATGCAAAGTAATCTCTGCATACCGAACGCCCCTTTGAAACCACAAACACCTTCATTCGTGCATTTGCTATCGCTGGGCACGCAAGAAGTTCATTGCCCCCAACACGGCTATTTTGCCCTCGGTTTCAGGCGTTCAAGAGCGTTTACCGCATCTTGACTGCCGTTTAGCGCAGCCTTCTGATACCAGACGCTGGCTTCGACCTTGTTTTCAACAACCCCGATCCCGGTATCATAGGCCCGCGCCAGCCAATACTGAGCTTCAGCGTTATCGGTAGCAGCTGCTTTCATATACCAGTTCACTCCTTCGCCAGGATTCTTGGCGACACCTTGCCCTTCACTGTACATTCGCCCCAGAACAAGTTGAGCCGAAACATCACCATCGACGGCCCGCCTCAATATATTTCCGATACTTTCAGGCATGTACTTGGTGCCCATCAGAACAATCGAGGGCTGAGATTGATTGCTACTCTGGTATGCGACATCGACAGGTTGCTCAAAGACAATCCGAATTCGCTTGAAGGATTCAATATATTGACCCGATAACTGGGTAAACAAAAGCAGCCCCCCAGTACTTGGAAGAACCCGGCGAGCGTGCAGCTCATGCACTTGCCCCTGCATATCCTCCACCAGTGCTCGGCCACGTATGTCACTATCGGAATCGGAGGCAGGCTTAATAAACAAAGCGATCGACACCAGGTTTCGGCTCTGAACAGACGCAGATATCGGCACCTCCAAGAGGTAACCCTCATCGCTCTTTTTAATTTGTTTTAATACGTAATTTTGCTCTGCCAAAGGCGTTAACCGCTCACAGTTTCTCCCGTACAGCCATGGAAAAGGATCAATAGGAACGCACAAGGGCGTGACACCTTGGTCAATAGCTCCCGAAAACTCCTTCCAATAGGAGTTTCCAAGACCCGGAGCAACCCACTGACGACTGATCTTGGTACCATAGGAAGCCCAGCCAGTGCCAATAAACCAAAGAGAGAAAATCACCAGGGCGGCCAGGCGCCCGAAGCGAAACCTGGCAGCAGCCGACGCCAAAATGGCTGCACAGGCAGCGACAACAAATACAAACCCAATGTAAGCAGTCAGTATATATCTGGAAATTCTGAAATCTGTCACTACTGGCTGAAAGGAATCGGTCCAGACGAGACTAAACGCCAAACAATTTAAAAGCGCCGTGAACGCTACCAAGCCGACCCCAACCAACAATAGAGGACGGGCATTAATTACCTTTGCAAATGCCAATCCGAGGATGGCCAACACCAGGGAACCGACCACTGCAAATGTGCCAAAACCAGCCTGAAAGTCAGGACCCAGTAAAAAACGTCCAAACAAGGTCACCGTATAAACGAGTGCCAGGTAGCCTTTGTAGAACAAAGAACTATCACTGTGTTGCAGCGGCGTCCACCCGGTATTCGCACTTACGACCATCCGTGCGACCTGCACCAGGCAAAACAGTACAGAAACGACAGCAATTGCCCTTATACGTCCCGGCCTCAAGAGTGCTGCGAAGACCAATACTGGGAGAATCGTCATTACCGCTGGTTTCGAGACGAATAGAAAGGGTACTAACCAGGCCCATAGCGGTAGGTCATTTTTTCGATCGCTCAATGCAAGAGCGATTACAGCGCCAATGAAGAAAACCGAAAAATAAGTAAAATTGATAAACGTACGGCTTTCAAAGTCAGCAACCATCAAGACAGCTATAACAACCAGCAATCGTAACCCGTCGCTTTCGATAACAGCTCGAAACCGCTCGATCAAAAAAGAGCAGATTAACAGAGAGATAAGTGCAACAGACATCCAGCTATAGTAATACGGCACGGAGACTGCCGGAATTGAAAACAACGCACCTATATAAGCGACAATACGTTGCGGTAAAGGTACGTACCCCGCGTCCACAGCGAAAAAATTCTGATAAAGCGATGGAGCGTTCGCATTATCAAAATAATTAGGCCCCATTTCCGCCCACATTGCACCACCCAACAACCAACCAGGTTGCAGGGCCAGTAAATAGACCACATGAAATAAAACTGCTGCCCAAAATAATATAGCGCCTCTCCCGAGGAAGTTATTTCTATTTGGGGATTCTACGGATTGCATAAAAAATTCCCTGGTTGAAAATCAGACAAAACTTCCGAAAAAATCAGAGCAGCCTATTCGCTGAGGACATCACCGTCCACCGCCCCCCTTTTCTGGGGCAGCAGATCAAGGCGCTCATCCCCCCTGCGATGCGCGGGATGATACCTGCCAACCCTGCTTGTGGCTAACACAAGTCGAAGCAATTTGCTGAAGCAAACCAGGAGTAATCGGGCTCTGGCTTTGCATTAATGGATGCCAAAATCTGATCTACGGCAAATGAATTGCTCCTGCCACCGGATTTCCACAACCACGAGTCGAAGCCGGACCTCAGTTCATCGCTAGCTCGTCCCACGTCTGAAACGGGCAGATTTGGCCACTCACAGGCCTTCTAAAGCGCCGTTCCAAGACGTATAATCGCGAAACTTCAAAGCGTGCTGCTCCCTAGTAGCTTTCGATATCAACCAAGTACATGGCGAGGACATCTTGCAAATAATCATTCCAATGTCAGGCTTTGGTGAACGGTTCCGCCGTGCCGGTTATACCGTTCCAAAACCGTTAATTGAAATAGACGGCAAGCCTATCATTGCACATGTTCTAGATATGTTCCCTGGTGAGCAGGACGTCATTTTTATTTGCAATCAGGATCATCTTGATAACTCCGACTACCGTATGGAGTCGCTCCTGAAGAATCTTTGCCCGACGGGTAAAATCATCGGCATACCTGCGCATAAACTCGGGCCTGTCTATGCTGTTCGCCAAATTGAGCACTTGATCAAACTCGACAGCCCGGTCGTGGTTAACTATTGTGACTTTACCTGTTACTGGGATTGGCCGCATTTTAAAAGTTTTGTAAAAACCACAGGCTGCGCCGGTGCAATACCTGCCTACAAAGGATTCCACCCCCACTCGCTGGGCAGCACTAATTATGCCTATATTCGAGAAACTTTAGGCGATGTACAGGACATTCAGGAAAAACAGCCTTACACCAATAATCGAATGGATGAGTATGCTTCCAGTGGTACCTATTATTTCGATTCAGGGAAGACGATGATCGATGCGTTCCGGCAAACCATGGATCAGCAACTCAACGTCAATGGAGAATATTATGTCAGTCTGGCCTACAAGCCGTTACTGGCCGACAGCCGTTCTGTAATGGTTTATCCGCTCCAGCACTTCATGCAGTGGGGCACACCCGATGACGTCAGAGAGTATAACGGCTGGTCTACAGCATTCAGAAAGATGAACCAGCCGCCCGCCCCTCTCTCTGCCCCACCCGCCGGCGCGCTGATCATTCCAATGGCCGGTATGGGTCAACGTTTCACCAACGAAGGTTATGCGCTGACTAAACCCCTGATACCTGTTTCAGGCAAAACCATGGTCAATCAGGCAACCGACGATTTGCCTAAAGCCAAACATCATGCATTCGTCATTCGCCAAGACATGCCGGGATATGCCGAAACCGCGGAGCAACTTGAAGGTCTGTATCCTGGCACGGTAATCAAGACAATTCCGAACGTTACACAGGGGCAGGCCTGCACAGCGTTACTCGGTCTTGATGCACTTGAGAGCGCCATTGGGCATATTGACGGTCCTATTACTTTCGGCGCCTGTGATAACGGTGCTCTTTATGATGAACAGGCGTTTCGAACCCTGATCGACAATCCTGAAGTGGACGTAATTGTCTGGGGCGTGAGAGGCCATGCAAATGCGATCCGTCAGCCACAAATGTACGGCTGGATCGACTCGGAGAATGGCCGCATTCTTCGTGTTTCGGTGAAGACACCACTGGCGTCTCCAGAAACAGACCCTATCATCCTCGGAACATTCACTTTCCGACGTGCAGAAGACTTCCGTTTGGCAATCTCTAATTTGATTCAGAGAGATGGTCGTATCAACGGCGAGTTTTATATTGACTCTGTTATCAATGACGCAATTGAAACAGGCCTGCGTTGCGAGCTGTTTGAGGTAGATAGCTTTCTATCGTGGGGCACCCCGAACGATCTGCGCACGTTTGAATATTGGCAATCCTGCTTTCACAAATGGCCAAGCCACCCTTATCGATTGCAGAACGACGCACGAATTCCACCGCAAGCCGTTGTAGAGCTGGAATCGCGTTACCAAGCGATACTACCCGAACTCCCTGGCTCAAACGTATGA